CTCCAGCAGTTCTAGGTCTCTTGAATTTTACATCTTCTCCCTCTATAGCTTCTCTCACAAGCCAACAAATAAAAGCAGCGCACCAAGGCCAACCTTTGTCGGCATCTAACCATGTGGCAGCTTTATATTCATCTACTCTTGGTCCACAATTACTACCATCGACTTCAGAAACTCCTATTTCTTCCCTAGCTAAAGATACCATTTTCTCTGGTATGGTGCCACCAGAAGCTACGGGTTCCTTAGTAGATAACTTGGCTAAAATAGCATTCCAAGTGACGGGTCCATCAGCACCGTCAGCAGATACTCCAAGGAGTTTCTGAACCGCTCTTACTACTTCTTTTTTACCTTTAAAATTCATTATGCACACCTTCTACTAAAACTAGCACACACAGACATCACAATACATAAAACAACTGTTAGTATCATGAAGTTTTTGTAATCAGTTATTTTTTCATTTAAAATCGCAGCTTGTTCCTCATTGTAATACATTTTTGTATCCATGATGTTGTTGATGGCTTCTATTGTCGGGTCAGTCATCTCATACATCGTAGGAACTGATGCTTTAATCAATTCAACATTATTTGTATTACCCCATTCAATTAATTGGTTAACATAAAGATTTATTTTCTTTTCTTGTTCGAATACAAAATCTGCATACTCAACCTCTTTTGGGGTTATATCCTTCTTATAGCCTTCTAAATATTCATCCTTATATACCCTCTCCTCCTCTAAGGTCTCTACCATTTCTGCTGGAGTTATGACACCGTGAGATGTTTTTACAACCGAATCTACAATAATTACGCCATACCAATCAAAACACATCCCTATTTCCATAATAGAAGACTCTGATTGCCTTGCATTTTCTTTTAGCGTGTTCTGGATATTTTCTGTCAAAAGCAAACCTTTAGTAGCAAAGGCCAAACAGATGGCGGCTAAACAATAAACAATAAACTTTGGTCTCATTTCTTAATAAATTTTTCTGGGTTCTTAGCGAATTTTTCTCCTAACCTTACAATCCCACTAATTACCTCTGGACTAATTACACCTATAATACCATAGGTGATTGCTTTTGTAAGAGATGAAACATCTGTCTGTTCTAATACAAACCAAGCGATACCAGCAGCAATAGCTGCCGTAGCTACTCTTTTAAATTGTTGTTTTAAAGATAAACCACTGTTCCCAGACAATAACCTAGCAAACATCGCAGCAGCACCAACAAGTGGCACTAACCATCCTCCGTTTAAAAACTCTTTTAAAATAGACTTTTCAGGTTCCATGTTTAATTATTTACACGGAATACAAAAAAAGCCCCCCTTGCGGGAGGCTTTTCTTTTATTTTTTTAAAAAGCTTTAATATTAAAACTTAAATGAAGCTCCTGCTCCAATAATCCATTCGTTATCAACATCAAAAGAGGTGCCGTCGAAATCGTTAGTATTATAAGAAGCTTTGGCTCCAACAGAAAGTTGGTCGCTAACTTTATAAGTTGCTTTTACCCCAACTTCTACAGCACTATATTCATCTGCGATGTTTACTGTCGCAAATGGAGTAGCAACAAGTCCAGCCACAGGAGTCTCGATATCATAAGACGCTCCAAGCTCAACTCCGTACCACTCATTATTATCTTCATGCCACACAGTCGCTGTAAAATCTGCGACCCAAGTATAACCCAAACCAACAAAGACTTCTTCTCTATCGCCAAAGACAGATTCTACGCTAGAAATACCAGCAGTAAGATCAAAATCTTGGCCAAACAAAGTAACACCTTTACCATAAGAAACTCCAAAATCAAGCTCACCGCCATTATCAGTGTCGCTAAGAGCAAAGTCAAAAGCTACAGTGCCTCCACCAACGGGAGCGCCCAACAAAATAGAAGCTCCAAGAGAATCTTCCCTAGTAGCAAGACCTCTATCTGTTGTGAAATTAGAAATAGAAGCTCCAGCTTCGCCCTTAATATTAGAGGCGAGAGTTGTAGCTTCAGAACCTGCGATGCTAAAAGCAACGCCCAATACGGTCATAAGACCAACTAGTAGTGTTTTCATATTTTTGTATTATTACAGTATTGTAATGTTTGTCAATTAAATTTACACATTAAGTGTCACTTTCCTGAATAAATTTCTCTCTCTAGGCGGCGATATCTCGCATCGGAATGCCAAACTTCATCAGTTTGGGGAGTGTATACGCCATCTTTAGTCTGTATCGGAGACCCCTTCGTCAGTCTTAGAGTAGAAGGTTGATAGATGTTCAAATTGTTTACGTTCAGAGTCGAGTCGCTGGCGCAGGAGGTCAGCCCTATCAGCGTCCCAACTAGTGCCAGTTTGCCTAAGTTTTTCAATTTCATTTATAAGTTCGTCTTCTCTTTTATTGTGTTCCCTATGTATGTCATAGTAAAACTTGTTATTTTTAATATTTAAAAATAATTCTAATGATTTTAAAATAGATTTAATTAGCGAAAGCATTATTTTTTTACTTTCTTATTATAATCAAAGATCGCCTCTTCTGGCCCATCTATATCGTCATAAACTTCAGTAACTCGACCACGAATTGTTTTAGCACAATCGATAGCCCAATTGCGAGAACCTTCTAGCTTTGCGCTGTAACCGTGATGATACTCGCCCTTCTTTGTATATACCCTGTAAAGGATAACTTCTTTTTTCATTTGTCTGGTATGAATTGTAGAGAAATATTCCCTACATTTTTTTCGTTATCAGAAATAACTCCATGCAGCAAAACAGATTCAGATAGGAAGTCAACCCCTTTTTCATCAACTAGGTAAGTTTTTTCTCCATCATTAAATTCTCTCATTAAACCGTGAGGGATTTTTTGTGTTTTTCCCAACAGGAGTTCTTTCCCCATCAAATATTCTGTGGTTTTATTTGTTCCTACTACTTTAAATTTAACAGTCATTACGTTTCTATTGCACCAAACTACAGTATTGTTATCGTCGTTAAAAATAATAGCGGTCTTATCATATTTTTCAATCCATTTTTTGTATGGATCTACTTTAAATGTGCGTCTTATTTCGCTTTTTAAATATTTTTTATTACTTTTGCTTAAAGCCTCATGAAATATTGCATGGGTAGCCTCTATTAATTTAGAGCTTCTAACGCTACGCCAGATACCAAATATAAAAGCTACATCAAAACAAAACTCTTCTTCTTTTAAAAAACAAAAACCTATAAGGGTATTTGCCTCTTGTGCTTTATAGACATCATATGACGAGAATTCATCAAAACTATTTTTTATTTTACAGTCTCTAAGGGTTTTAGATTTTATCGAGCAAAAATCATAAGGTTTAGATTTAACACAAAAATCATAAAAATGCTCCCATGCCTCTGATGTTTCTTTTAACTGTGTAATTTTCACTTCTTTTTAATATTATATAATAATGAAGTGTAAATTAAAATATGGCGGCAGAAGGACAAAATAAAGTAGCAAGTAGCTTGTTAGATCTACAGCCTACCGCTGTATTAGAGCTATTTAGAATTTTCCCTGATAGAATCAATAAGCCCAGCTTGTTTTTGGGGTTTCATGGAGGGGTTGTTTATGACAAGTCAGTGGTTTGGCAAGGGGTTCAATACTTGCCTCTAGCTATTGAATCGGAGGGTTTTGATATATTGGGGGATGGTAAATTAGCTAGACCAAAAATAAGAGTAGCTAACAAAAACAATGTCATCACAAACTTTTTACAGAACTATAAAGACTTTAAAAACGCCAAAATTGTCAGAAAAAGAGTATCAGTTAAATTTATAGATGACGAAAACTTTGAGGGAGGCAACCCATTTGGCACAGCAGATCCTAAAG